TTTAAATTACATACATCTACAAAATCATTTTTGTAAGATCCACCAGAACAAGCATTAAAGGCTGTTTTAACATAATAATCATATAAATTACCAGAGCAATCCGCGTCATTTGCTGATATAGCTCTTATATTTCCATTTATAGATGGATATAAATTATCCATATAACTACATTCAGAACCTTTAAGTTGAGATAAATAAACAAAATAAATAACATAGCCAATTAAAATTAAGATAATTAATGATATTATCATAAAACTTTGAAAATTATCATCCATTCTTTTAAAAGTGCTTAAATCAAATGTTTGTGGCATTAATATACTATATATTAGACATATTATTTAAAATACATAATATTTTAAATATTTTTAAATATTTTTAAATATTTAAAAATGTAAAAATGTAAAAATGTAAAAATGTAAAAAATGTAAAAAATAAAAATGTAAAAAATGTAAAAAATAAAAATAAAATATTAATATAATATATTATGTCGGATTTTAGTAAAGAAAACTCTCCTACTTCTGTTATAAATGCTGTTGATATTAAAAAAGAAGGAAATAATTTAATAATTACCGATGAAACTGGTCAGGTTACTACATTACCTTTTACTGATGAAGCTTTAGAACAATTATCTGATGTATTGCCTCCTGCTCCTTCTACTGAAACAGCAGGTGGTTCAAGACGCCGCAAAAGTAGAAAACATAAAGCAGTAAAGCGTCGTAATAAATCACATCGTCGTCGTCGCCGTTAAATCAAGTAAATAAAAATTATAATAATAATTTAATTATCAAGTAATAATTGAATTATTAGTATTAGTTAAATTATATAATAATGAATAAAGAATTAAAAAGTGTCTATAGTATATACTTAATATGGCAGGTGGTCTTTTAAATTTAGTTGCGTCAGGCCAACAAAATGTTATTTTAAATGGCAATCCTAGTAAGACTTTTTGGAAAGCAACATATAAAAAATACACTAATTTTGGTAAACAAAATTTTAGATTAGATTTTACTGGTACACCAACACTTAGTTTAACAACAGAATCTACATTTACGTTTACAGTGAAAAGGTATGCTGATTTGCTTATGGATTGCTATATTTCCATCACTTTACCAAATATTTGGTCGCCAATTATGCCTCCGCAGGCAGTAACAAATCCAGATGGTTCAATTACATATACAGACTGGGTGCCTTATCAATTCCAATGGATTGACAATTTAGGTGCGCAAATCATAAGTCGTATTACTATCAATTGCGGTAATCAACAGTTACAGCAATATTCTGGCCAATATATATTAGCATCTGCTTTAAGAGATTTTAGTACACAAAAGTTGGCATTATTTAATGAAATGATTGGTAATGTTCCTGAAATAAATGATCCTGCTAATGCGGGTGCTCGTTCAAATGCATATCCAAATGCATATTATACAACTTTGCCTCAAGGTTCAGAGCCTTCAATACGAAGTCGTAAATTATATATACCAATAAATGCATGGTTTACTCTTTCAAGTAAAATGGCGTTTCCTCTAATTGCGCTTCAATATAACCAGCTAAAGATAGATGTAGTTATGCGACCCATTCAAGACTTATACACGATTCGTGATGTTATGGACCCGCAAAACGGATGGCCGGTTGTTCGCCCAAACTATAGCAACGAATATATGCAGCTTTATCGTTTTTTGCAGTCTCCACCCAGTGTTAGTTTAAATTCCTCCGACTATCAGAATCCGGCACAGTCAGAATGGAATGCAGATATACATTTGATAAGCACATATGGATTTTTATCAAACGAGGAAGCGAAAACATTTGCAGCATTAGAGCAAAAATATTTAATCAAGTCTGCATATGAATGGAATTTCGAGAATGTTACCGGCTCACAGCGTGTATGGTTAGAAAATACTCTCGGAATGGTAAGTAGTTGGATGTTTTATTTTCAACGTAGTGATATTAACTTGCGAAATCAGTGGAGCAACTATACGAATTGGCCATATAATTATTTGCCTGTAAATATACTTCCTGCACCTATTGTGCCGCTTACACAGTATAATGGTTGGTATGGTGGAATAAATGTAACATGTAACGATAATCAAATTGGTCCAGGATATAATACGATAACAGGCAATAATACGGGATTTTTTGTTACACAACCATTTAGTGTAGATAATCAGCGTAATATATTACTAAATATGGCTATTTTGTTGGACGGTAAGTATCGTGAAAATGTGCTAGACGCAGGTGTATATAACTATATAGAAAAATACGTAAGAACTAGCGGAGAAGGCGTTGATGGATTATATTGTTATAATTTTTGTCTAGATACCGACCCGTTTAACTTACAGCCGACTGGAGCGCTTAATACAAGTAAGTTTTCGAATGTTCAATTTGAGTTCACAACTTTTTATCCACCATTGGACCCTAGTGCAAATTTTCTGACAATTTGTGACCCTGCAACGAAAATACCCATTGGTGTAAATAAGCCGACATGGCGTATATATGACTACAACTATAATTTGGTTATTTTAGAAGAAAGATACAACGTCGTTACATTTATGTCTGGTAATGCAGGTCTTATGTATGCGAGATAAAAATATTATAGTATACACTACAATATTTCGATAAAATAATAATCGAAATATTGAGTCAGAAATATAGTGACTATATATAATTACGATACAAGCGAGGTATTAAGTTGTTGCGAAACCTGAACAAATGTAGTACACAGCGGCATGTGTTTAATACAAGACGCATTTATATATGTACAAGTACTTCGTAGCCCTCCCAAATAATCAAGAACTGTGTGTTCAAGAAGACCGCGGTATGGGACGCGAACAATTCTTCCCTCCGATGAGCGATAATCATTCATACCACCATAGTGTTTAGTCATGGCGTGTGAAGAACTCATTCCATAAAATAGTTTACTTTGGGAACCATCCGGGTTGGTTATAATTTCTCCAGGATTTTCGTCATGGCCGGAAAATGCACCACCAACCATGACAAAATCGGCACCACCACCGTATGCTTTCGCCATGTCACCTGGACAAGTAATACCTCCATCGCCAATAATATGTCCTCCTACACCATGAGCTGCATCGGCGCATTCCATAATAGCAGATAACTGAGGCATACCTACACCTGTTTTCATACGAGTGAGACAAGCACTTCCGGGACCAATACCGACTTTAACAACATCGACACCACCATTGAGAATAAGTTCTTCTACAATTTCGCGGGTAACTACATTTCCAGCAACGATAATTTTGTCGGGATACTCTTCACGAACACGCCTGCAAAACTGGACAAGAGACTGAATATAACCATTCGCTATATCAATACAAATCCAGTTACACTCAATCACAGAAAGGATGCCTTTAAGACGAGTAAAATCTGTTTCCTGGATTCCAGTAGAAACCATAAAAAGGTCGGGATTTAAAATGAGATTGTTAGTGGTCTGATATGATAAGAAATCTGTAATAGTATAGAATTTATGGAGAGCCGTAATAATCTTAAACTTTGACAATGTTTTATAAACATCGAAAGTTCCAACAGTATCCATATTGGATGCAATAATAGGGATACCTTCCCATGATTTTAGGGATTTACAGTTTTTGAATTTGATAGTTCGCATTAAATTGACATTAGAACGACTATTAATAGTAGAACGTTTTGGACGAATAAGAACATTATGAAAATCTAGTTTCAAACCTTCTTCTATTTTTGTCATTATTTGTATATGGTATTTAACAAATTGTTATATAGAACGATATATGATATGTGCTATATTAATAGTAGTTATACTTTTAAATATATTTAATATATTGTTAATATTCGCAATATATTAAAATGTTACAGTATATTTAAAATGTTACAGTATATTTAAAATGTTACAGTATATTTAAAATGTTATAATATATTAATATACTATACATATTTATATCAAAAAATGTCAGCAAAAACAAGATTACAACAATTAATGGGAGGAACATCGAGTATTAAAGAAGCATTTACATTTCCTGGTATGGGCGATATATATAGTAAAGCAACAGGAGATGAGACCGGAGAAGATACTGGTGAAGGTAAAAATACAACGACAAGTACTACTACAAAAGCCGCAACAGCTGCAAAAGCCGCACCTGCAGCAGCAGGTAGTAATGTCATTGGTGCTACGCCCGGTACCACAAAACAGGCGTCAAATACGAGTGCACTCATGGATGAAACACAAACTACGACTACAAATAAT